AGCTAATTTATTAAGCCTATCACTCGGGGCGTCTGAATCAAACAGAGCCGAAAACTCATCACTAGCAATTATTAGCGCTTCTGTCTGAGCGTTTGCAAAGTCTATAAGCCCTTGAGGGCCTTCTAAGCCTTTAAGCTTAACGCTTATTTCGTCTAAGCTTTTGTTAACCGCTTCGCCTAGCTCTCCCGCCATCCCTGGCAGCATCGTAGCGAGCTTCGCCGAGATCTGGAATGGTACTAGTATTAGGTTTGATAACTCTCCAATACCGTCTGCTATTTCGTTTATAAATCCTGCAAATGCTTCTGCCGAAGATGAATTAAAACCTCTAACGCTTAACTCAACACCTTTTAAAATTATTGATATGTTATGAAACGCATCTAGAACGCCACCCACTCTTTCAGTTATGTTTGACATAGCTTTCGACACTATGTTATTCATTCCGCCAGCGTCGTTTGCTGTGTTGACGAATTCCTGGCCAAGCGCTGTTACAAATGGCGAAAGCTGTACAACCGCTTCTTGCAATGCAATGTCAATCACCTCGCCTACTGCGCTGAGCTGTCTATTTGCTTCTTCAACTCTTTGTAAATCAATTTTGCTTAACCCTACGCCTAATGCTTTTGCTTCATCAGAGAATTCTTTTAATAGCTTTCCATTTTCTTTAAACAGTGGGAGCAGGCGTGTCGAATTATTAGCCATTGCTTCCATGAAAAAGGTCATCTCTTTTGATGATAAATTGGCTTTTTCAAGCGAGCTTACAAATAAACCTAATGACTCCTGGCCAGATAAATTTTTAAATGATTCTGCTGTGACCCCAACTTTCGGCGCTATTTGTTCAAAAAAATCAACCATTTCACCGCCGCCGGTGGAAATAAAATCACCTATTCTATCGTTGACATCTTTTAGAATATCGCCATATTTTTCCATAGGAATACCCGCCCGCTGAGCAGCGAACGCGCCACGCTGAAACTCATCAGTAGCAGTATTTGCGACATTAGCCAGTATTTTTAGTTCTTTGATTGACGATGATGTTGATTTAAATATAGCTATACTTGCTGCACTAGCCGCCAAGGCAGTAGCAGTGCCCCATCTGGCAACAGCTTTGCTAACCTTTTTAAATTCGGTTGTTGATTTCTTCGAGAATAATTCTGTTTTCTTGATCGACTTATCAACGGACTTAAGAAAGCTTTTAGCATCGCCTATAAATCTTATTACAATAGCCATGGCTAATTAGTCCAATAGTGAATAGAGGTGATCCCAGTCTGTATCGGGCTCCTGGTCTTTCGTGCTTTCTGTCTTGGCTTCATATTCCCACCAAAACTCTGTTGGATGCATCCCCCAAAATTCGCTTGGCTGAATTCCCCATGCCCGTGCTATTTGATAGCAGTTTTTGACATTCCCTTCGTCGTTGACTGCTTTCCCGCTGCTTTTTTTTTCTCATCATTTCCAACATTTGGCGGAATCATAAGAGCAAGTAAACTCATGCATGCGTCACTTGCGTTTTGTGCTGCATTTTGGCCGCTAAACATATCCTGGTAAACTTCCTGGTCTTTTACTGTGGACCCTGCATAGCGGAGCATACACCCATAAGCCATTGATATTTTCGCCATTGGCGGCGATCCAGTTTGAGCAGATTCTATCAACTTGCCAAGGGTGATAATGTCCTCAACCTTGGAAATAAGCCGCATGACTTCATTTGCCTTAACTGTGAACTTCTCACCGTTATAATCCAATTCTATGTCATTAAACATAAATTACACCGCTGTATAAACCCAAGCGCCGGACGACTGTAGGCTCATAGTGAACTTAACTGCATCGTTGTGGACGCCGTTTTCCTCGTATGAAGATATGTTAAAGCTCCCCGTGATAGTGTCGCCATTCGGAAACAACAAAGACCAGTCTGTGGCCTGAAGTGTGCCCGACGAGTCTAGCGCGAGCGCACGCAAAACGGTATCCTTTGTCACTCCTTCAACACTTAAGTCAAGAGTTTCAAGCCCTGGATTACCGAGCAACGTCCTATAGCCTGCATCATCATCACCAGTGATATCTATTGGCTCACCAGCATAGGAAATGGATTTCGTTTGGACACCAGCAATAGCAGTGCCGCCTTTTTTTAGTACTAATGATCGACCTTTTTGTGCTGCCATTTTCTAAATCTCCAACTTGATATTAAAGTTTATCGTTCCGTGCCTTGTTCTTTCATCTGGTTCTATAAAGTTTTGCATTGCTGTATATCTGATATCCAAAATACTGCAATTCTGTACAACTATTGCCTGCCTATTCAGCGCGTCAAAAATTGCCTGCTGAATATCTTTCATTTCTTTTTTGCCGCGCTTTCGTGACCAAATGTGCAACTGTAGATCACCCTCAAATCCAACCTCTGTGTCTGTGTCCCAATCTGTGAAACTGTCATCACCAACAACCACAAAAGGAAAGTCACTGCTCTTTTCACTTGCTGCCGATTGTGGCACATCATCATAGACACCAACAATCAAAGCCACTAATGCAGAGCTGGCACGAAGTTTAGAAACAACTCCCTTTTGTATGTCGGCAATCTGGAAAGACATTAATCAATAGCCTGTTGCATTTTGTCTTCTACACCTGAACGTATAGCCTCTTGTACTTCTGGCTCTGCAGTTGTTCGCTTTTCGTTCTCCACTGGCCTGATGAATGGCTTTGCGGGCATGTTAACAGTTCCGTATTCGACCATATGCCAGTAATAAGCATCATTTTTTACAGAATTACCATGTTCAACAATTACATTGGACTGGTAAATGTCTCCGCGCGGCTTTCTTCGCTTGGCTTTAATTGCTTTTTTTAATGTGCCTTTCTTCGTGATTCTGCCTTTGGTTTTCAGTGCGTCTTCGTCATGTACTGGCGCTCTCTGCCTGATCTGCTTTACGCTCTCTGATGCTTGCTTGTGTATCGCCTTTCTGATCACAGCCTTGGCCGCTTTCTTGCCAATATCATTAAAAGCCTTGAGCAAATCTGTATCGCCTTCGATCTTCATTGACGCGGTCATACAGCAACCCCCAAATCAGTATCAATTTGCATGTACATAGGCTGAGAAGGTAGCACAGGGGAAAAGCCAATATTAAACCGTCTGCCCATCCATACAATGCTATAGTTTTCCTGTATATCAGCCCTAGCCCGTATCGTGAACGTGTAACCAGAATGAGCTTCTACACGATCAGCTCCAGAAGTTTCTTTCCCAGAATTTCCGACAACGCGAGCCCATACCACCGGATTAGAACCAATGTTTACCCATGCCATAGTCACGCCGCCGTATTCGTCATCATTGCGGCTTTCTTTTTGAAAAGTAATTCTCTGGTTGAGCTGCCCAGGCTGCATATTATTAAGCCAACTGTATTCCTGTTGCATTAATGCCTAAATTAAGCACACTAGTTGAACTAGCTACGCCCAAAATAGTCACGTAATCACTTGAGCCTTGATCCGCAATAGGCGCTATTCCGCCTGCGGCTGAGCTTAATATATAAGTGGTGCCGAGCGTCAACACAGCGCCGAGCGTTATGTTACCGCCGTATTGATATGCGCACGGCTGATTTGCAGCACAACTATTCAAAGCAATGCCGATGCCTGTTGCCGCCGCCGAACTCAAATCATTATCTGCCAAAGCTAATTGGTCTGTTGCCGCTACTAGATAAACAGCTTCGCCCGCAGCAATCGCCACCGATGCAATTTTTGTTAATCTAAGTGCGCCCGTTGAAGGTGCAACTGAAGTTGCTGTGACTACGATATCTGCCATTTTCTAATCTCCAAAAATATCCCAGAGTTGAACCCTGTGACGTGTTAAAAGCCAATCATAATTCTTTGGTAATTCTGACGACTGCGCAAAAGCAATAGGTGATCTATTTTCATAAACATTACAAACCATAAGTTTCAATGCTGATAGAATATCGTCAGGTATATCTTCTGAGTCATCACCATAACCCGCTACATAAACAATAGTTATAGCGTTGCGCTGATCTCTCGTAGTCGGATAGCTGACATTGTAATTTGGATACAATCGACCGGGTTCAGAGCTTGTGTCTGTTGCAAAATCTGTCCATGCAGTTGTCACGCCGTCAGTATCGACATAGTTAACGCTGGTAATACTTTGCAGCGGTGGACGTGGTAAGAATATCGCTTGCCCATCTGATGGAAAGCAATCAAGAATAAGTGTGTGTGTTTGGGTAATCAGTGCGCGATTGCAATATTCTTCCGTCGCTTTGGCTGCGGCTCGAATATTTTGATTTATCAATTGATCGTCTTCGCTAATATCAACGCGACAATGATCCTTAGCTTGCTGCGTAGATATAGGCTCTGCGGTTGAGCCAGTTGTTACTTTATGTGACCACCTAACTCTATTGCTCATAAATCAAGGTTGCTGCTGCTGCGTTGGTTAATGTTACATAGGCACCGATGCTGAAATCAATTCCTCCGCCTTCAATTGGAACAAATTTAGGAATAGTCACTCCAGCGACTGAATTAATACTGATCAATGCGCTACCGCCTGACCCATCATTGATAACCACGGTCCCCGCCGATGCGCCGTTTGTAATATCGACACCATGCACAGTGCAAGCCGTTGCAACTGCAGAGCCTGTTGTTGATTGAGTAATCATTTTAACAGTCATAAAATCACCTAAAATCAGCCCCTCGAAAGGGGCTTATTCATTACGCCGCGAAGGTTATTGCATCACTAACAACATGCAACCCGTTAGGCAAAATCACAACCAAATACCACGTATCCGTGCCGGTCTCAGTAATATCTAGGTCAATGTCGCCGTCTGCCTCCGACTGAAGCAACCAAGCTTGATCAGTAACGTGCGTCAAGATGATTGCACCATCAGTGCCAATAGCCGTACTAGTTGCTGGCGCAG